GAGTAAATTTAATAAAGCTTTCCTTAGCAGCTGGACAAAGTAACCTCGTCTGACAAACATAGTTTACGCAGATATACCGTTTTCCATTAATACTCGTTTTCTTAACTTCTTTTACTCTCATGATAAAACCTCCTTGCAGTATATTTTTGCTCATGCAAATGAAGCCATGTTTCGGGATTCCTGAATGAATAGGAGAAATGATCGTAAATATCGTTAGGCATTATTCGCCTCCATTCAGATCGGTAAGGATATATTCACCGGATTTTATCTTTGCTTCTGTTTCTTTTTTGGTTTCGCCTAAAAATTGATTCCGATACTTTCCGGTAGTAACTGAATAATCCCATGAATTCTTATCGAGGTATCTCTTACCACTAATTTTAGCAGCAATGATGGTATTATAACTCTGAAATACTAACCCCTTGTCAGTTTGAATGATGAATTGATTCTTTACTGCTCCGTTATGTCCGTTGAATTGTGATACTGATTGAAAGTTTCCTAAAAGTGTGGTATTTTTCATTGTCTCAGCCCTCCTATGGCCTGGATGTTTCATTCCCCTGTCTTGTTAGCACAAGGCAGGGGGTTAAGTTAGTTATCTCGATATTTTTCCTTTTACCAAAGACTGATATTCTTTTGGTATCCAAAAAGCTATTACTTCTTTAATCGGTTTGAGATAAGGATTATAAACTATCCTTAATAGTCTATTATTTTCTTTATCCCATAATTCAATCCATTTTCCTGTTTTCATTTTTCCTCCTCCTTTTATTTGCATGGTAGCCTCCTTTTATTTGTGGTACTCTAATAACGCAAACATATAATCTTCACAATCCGCATCAATCATAGATTCTTTTGCTGACAGGTCATTAAATATTTTTGCTACTGTTTTAATTCTTTTGTTCTTTGTCCATTCTAATAATTCAGGAGCATCTTTAATGGTTTCATTCTTTACAACAAAATGGAAAGGAAAGAAAAACCATTTACTTCCCAAGTCGTTACTATAGTCCCAAGCCTTCTCGATGGTGTTAAATTCTGGATTTTCTCTTTGATAAGCACCATCAAAACTCATACAGATAATTTGATATTGTGTTCTCATTTTCAATTCCTCCTTAACTGTTTATTTATGTATCTCATGTTATTAATTATAGCATATCCTAATTTGTTGTCAAGAGAAAAAATGAAAAATTTTTATATCTTAATTATTTTCAAGAGTTATAGAGTTAAACATTTTTAAGAGAGTTAAGTAGAAGGGAGATATTATGAGCGTAACTACTGAAAAAACTAAGAGAAAACGGAATAAGGGAGGGAATTTACTTCTGCCTGGTATGACTGAATTACCTAAACCTAAAGTTAGAGAAATAAGGACTCCTGAAAAAACTAAAGATAATAAGGATATAGATAAACTAGCTAACTCAGAAAGTGATTTAACTAATAATATAGATAAATTACAAGAATATAGTGAAAAAACTACTAAATTTGATAGACATGTTATAAAGCGTAAAGACTCAATATTATTAGCTAATAGGGGATTGGATAAAATAAATTCTATAATGCTGCTGCCAACAAAAAATGACACTGAATTTTATATTAACAATAGAGCGTTAATTTTTGCTGGATTACAACAGCTTCTCCTCGAAGGATTACAGCTAAAACTTAATGATCCTGCGGAATTTAAGCGAGCTAACCTGAGGGATTTAGCTTTATGGTTTAACTCTCTCTATAACAACGAGCGTTTAGAGCGAAATAAGACTACAGCTAATCTAGGGATAGCTGGAGTAATCAGATCAGCTCATGCTAAGTTATTCGGTAGCAATTCTGAATAGTTATAGTTAAAATACTGCTGTGTTTCTCTCTAAGAGTTACTCGAACTGTGAGTAACTAACCCATAGTCTAACTAAAGATATTAAATAGTTATGAGTAATCCAGACCAAGAAGGATCAATGAGGAGAAAAATTAAAGAGAAGGAATTACTAAACAACCAGGAGGAGGGAGGGGTATGGTTCCGATTCGCCTTAAAGACTTACTAAATACCCTCTTTATCTGTAGCTAAATTAAAAAGGAGTCTATTCCCAATAAAATCATTAACTTAAATAGAATAGCTAAAGTAGAACTTGAGAGAGTTTAGCAAATGCTACACTTTCTTTATATATTTCTTTCTTTCTTTCTCTTTAAACTAGCTAGTTTAATATATATAATTAATTAATATATATTTAATTAACTAACTAGCTAGTTAGTTAGTTATTATTTTATTCATTTCATTCATAAAATAATAACATGAAAACCCTAACTAAAAACTTAGCTAAAACCCTAGTTAAAACCCCTACTTAAACAGTGGCAAGCCTTTAAGATTTTACTAACTGGCTTGCTGAATTTCTGTACTCTTATCCCCCCAAAGGTACGCCCGTACCCCCCTTCTCTCAACGAGCAAACATTTTTGGGAGATATATTTGACATGAGAACTAACCCAAACAACAAAACTCCTCAAGAGACTAGTTTTGAGTCTATCGGAGAAGATATTTTTAAACGCTGGATAGTTAATCCTGCTCTGTTCATCCAGGAAATAATTATTACTCCCTACAACGAAGCAACTGGAATGAACATAGTCATGTCTAACCAGCAAAGAAAAGCTATCGAAGCGGTATCGGAGTTAGTTCAAGCTAGATTGAAGAAGTTTGGAAAACTAGAATTAACCGAAAAGGAGGTGGAGCTTAATAATAAATTCGGAGTTTCAGTTATGGCAGGGAAAGGACTAGGAAAGGACGCTTTAGCTTCCTGGTTGATTATCTGGTTCTTAAGCTGTTTTCCTAACTGCAAAATTCCTTGTGTCTCAGTTTCTCAAGATCAGCTTATGAAAGTTCTCTGGAGTGAGATAGCAAAATGGTTGGCTTACTCTCCGGCAAAAGCCTGGATAACTCTTCAGTCCGACAAAGTTTATTTCAGTGAAGTAGAGGACGACCTGAAAGGAAAACAGTGGTTCGCATTTCCTAAGACAGCTAGCCCTAAGAGCAGCGTAGAGGAACAAGTTGAAACTCTCTCAGGTATTCATGCTGACTACATGATGATTGTCATAGATGAAGCTAGCGGTATTCCAGAGCCAGTTTTTCATCCCCTTGAAGGTACTATGACCCAGCCTTGCAACTTTGCTTTCATGATTTTTAACCCTACTCGTTCTAAAGGATACGCTATAGACTCTCAGTATAAGAACTCTGAGTATTGGGTAACTCTTCGTTGGGATGCTGAGGAGAGTGAAATAGCTGACAGACAGGTTATAGAGAGGGTTAGAGCTAAATACGGAGAGAATTCTACTCCCTGGAGAGTCAGAATTAAAGGCTTACCCCCTCTGGTTGATGAAGATACTCTTTTCCCTATGGACTGGATCATGGATGCAGTAAACAGAGAAATAATTCCTCTTGATCCTGATCCTGTAGTAAAGGGAGTAGACTGTGGAGCTGGAGGAGACAACAGTGTAATCATAACGAGAAAGGGAGGGAGAGTTTATCCTATAGCTAGAATGAAAACTCCTGATTCTCAAGTTTTAATTAACTGGATTGAAATGAGCATTCTGGAAGATAACCCTGATATTGTTAGGATAGATAACATCGGTATTGGTTGGGGAGTTTACGGAGTTTTAGCTGATAAGTTTGGATCTAGAGTAGAATCGGCAGATTCCCGTAAACAAGCAGGGAATATAGATAAGTTCTACAACAAGAGAGCAGAAATGTATTGGACTCTGAGAGAAAAGTTTGAGAAAGGTTTGATCTCAATCCCTGATGATACAGACCTGATTGACGAGCTAAGTGCTATTAAAACTTCCTACGAAGGAGGAGGGAAGCTGAAGATAGCTGAAAAGGCAAAAATTAAACAGGAGATAGGGCATTCTCCTGATGAAGCAGATGCGTTAGCTATAACGTACTATTTCGATGATATTCCTCAAGTGAGAGGTAGAAGGGGAGTTTACTGTCATAAACAAGAGAGTATTCCTAAACCTCAAGGTTGGATGGGAGCTTAAAGGGAGTAAAACATGGCAATAAAAGACGTAGACAAATTTTTAGCCTTAGCTAGATCTAGGTTTCAAATAGTCTCTACCGCAGAGTCTCATATCAGACCTGCTTCTCTAGAGGATCTAAAATTCGTTTACAACGTAGAAGAAGGGCAATGGCCTAGTGAAATTAAGGCTGAGAGAGAAAGAGATCATAGACCTTGTTTAACTTCCAATAAGCTTAGGAAATTCGTAGCTCAGGTAGCTAACAGAGCCAGGGATGAACGTTTAGGTGGGAAAGTTAAACCCGTAGACGATAAAGCTGATCCTAAAGTAGCTGAAATTTATACAGGCTTAATTCGGTATATTGAATTCGCCAGTAAAGCTGATGAAGTTTATGCGGATGTAGGAGAGAAAGCAATAGCAGGAGGATTTGGCTATTTCAGGATCACTACCGAAGAACCTGATTATTCTTTTGATCAGGAAATTTTTATTAGAAAAATTGAAAATCAATTTTCAGTTTACCTAGACCCTAAGAGGGAATATGGTTTTATACGAGAAGGAATGCCTATAGATGAGTTTGAAGCTAAATATCCTGATAAAGCTCCTGTAAGCGTAAACTCTCAGGGAGAGGGAGATAACAACCTTTGGTATGACTCTGAAAAAGTTTATATAGCTGAGTATTTCTACAAGGAAGAAGTTCCGATAGAGCTAGCTAAATGCTTAAACACAACTACAGGAGAAATTAAAATACTGGAGCTTAACGATGAAATTTTAGAAGAAACTCTTGCGAGAGCTAATTACATGGTTATACAGAAGAAGAATAAGACTGTTAAGAAAGTTAAGTGGGCTAAGATAACAGGGTTTGATATTCTGGAAGAAGGGGTATGGCCTGGAAGTGAGATTCCTATCATCGAAGTTCTAGGTGATTACGTTAATATTGCTGGAAAGTCTTATAAGAGATCCCTTATCAGAGATGCAAAAGATCCTCAGAGGGCGTATAACTTTTGGTGGACTCACATGACAGAGACGGTAGCTCTAGCTCCTAAAGCCCCCTACCTGGTAACTCCTCAAGAGATTAAGGGCTTTGAGGATATGTGGAACTCAGCTAATCAGAAAAACCTTCCCTACTTGCTTTACAATGCTCAAGGACAAAAAAAGCCTACGAGAGAACCCCCTCCTACTGTGCCTACTGGAGCTGGACAAATGCTTCAAATCTCTGCTGGCGATCTCCAGGACACTATAGGGATGTTCGAATCAAGCTTCGGAGCTAGATCTAATGAGCGTACAGGCGCGGCTATTAAAGCTAGAGCTGACAGGAGCGATTTTGCGGTATTTCATTTCTTTGACAATCTTAAGAGAGCTATTCTTGAGACTATGAGACAGCTAATTGAACTGATACCAAAAATCTATGATACCGAGCGAAGAATAAGAATTTTAGGTGAAGAGGACGATGAGCTTCTGGTAGACATCAATAAACAAGAGATTAATCCTTCTACAGGAGAGTCAATTATTTTAAATGATCTCTCTATCGGAAGATACGATGTTGTTCCAGGAACAAGACTCTTTTCGACAAGAAGAGAAGAATCGGCTCAATCAATGGCAGAAGTAATACAAGCTGCTCCTAATATAGCTCCTCTCATCCTTGATCTTCTCTTCGAAAGCCAGGATTGGCCTAAAGCTGATGAAGTTAAGCGTAGATTAGAGAAACACATGAATGTACTCTTAGGAGGAAAAGGCGAACAACCCCCTCCTGGAGAAAACGAGCAAATTTGATCCCTATATTATAGGGAGTAATAAAAACTAGGAGATATTTTCTATGTCTGAGGAACAAGCTTTGGATGCTCTTAATAATCAGGAAACCATCCAGCCTGAAAACGTGCAATCAGAAACAAACGAAAAAGAGGTAGAGTCACGGACTACCGAAGAAGAAGGTTTTTCCCTAGAGGAAATAGCTAAAACTCTTGAAGAAGAGGGAACTGAAGAAGAGGGAAAACCTAAAAAGCCTGTCAGTAAGGTTCAGGAGCGTATTGATAGACTTACTTGGGAAAAGTGGGAAGCTAAAAGAGAATCTGAAAATCTTCGAAGGGAGCTTGAAGAAATCAGGAATGAGGCTAAAACTAAATCCTCTCCTGCTCAAAGACCTATTCCTCCTCTAGAAGATGATTTTGAAGATCCCAACGAATACCGTAAGGCAAGAATTAAATACGAAGATGAAATCTTCGCTTGGAATGAAGCTCAACGTAACATTGAACTAAGTAAGAAACAGGCAGAGGAGAGATTTCAGGAGTCTCTCAAGGCTTTCAATAAGAGAGCTGAACGTATGAGGGCTAAGTATCAAGATTTTGATGATGTGATCGCAACACCTGTTTTTTCTCCTACTCTGAGTCAAGAGATTCTTGATAGTGAGCTAGGTGCTGAAATCGGATATTACTTAGCAAAAAATCCTGATGAGGCTTTAAGGCTTTCTTCTTTGCCTCCTTCGAAGGTTGCAAAGGAGATTGGAAAGCTGGAAATAAGATTCTCTTCGTTTACTAAGAAAACAGTAAGTACTGCTCCTCCTCCTATTAACCCCGTAAACGGGAATGAAGTAGTGAAGAGGAGTATAGAAGAAATGCCTATAGAGGATTTTATGAAGGCGGAAAGACAAAAAAGAATCGAGAAACGGAAAGGACGTTTTCTTTAAGATACGGAGGATTTAAACAATGGCTAACACAATTCTTACTCCTACTATGGTAACTAGGAAAGCTCTTGAGATTTTACACGCTAATCTCAACTTTATAGGTTCTATCAATAGACAGTATGATGATAGCTATGCAAAGTCTGGAGCTAAAATAGGGAGCACTCTGAAGGTAAGACTTCCTAACCAATTTGAAATTAGAACAGGTGCTACACTTCAAGCGAAAGATGTAGCGGAAAGCTCTGTGGATCTTGTAATGAGTACTCAGAAGGGAGTTGATGTAAACTTTTCTTCTGTAGAGCTTACACTTTCCCTTGATGATTTTTCCGAGAGAATTCTCGAACCCGCAATGGCAGTATTAGCTGCGAATATCGAAGCTGATGCAATCAATATGTATAAAGATGTCTGGAACATGGTTAATACTGCTGGTACTGCTCAACCCTCCACACTTGCTGACTGGCTGGCTGCAAGGAGGCTTCTCAATGAGTGTCTTGCCCCTAAAGATGGGAATAGATACTTCTGTATTAACTCTCTAGCAATGGCAGCTATTGTTGATGCTCTGAAGGGTTTGTTTAATCCTCAGTCTGCGATAGCGGATCAGTTTAGGGACGGTGTTATGGGGAGAGCTATAGGTTTTACCTGGCTGGAGAACGATCTTATAGTTCGCCATCTTACCGGCTCTAGGGATAACACTACTCCTCTCGCAAATAGCGCTGCAGCTCAGGACGGATCTACCATTAAATGTGATGGTTTTGACAAGGACGCTACTATAAAGAAGGGTGACGTTATTACTTTCGGAGGTGTTTATGCTGTTCATCCTGAAACAAAGCAGAGCTACCCTTATCTCCAGCAATTTGTAGTAACAAAAGATGCTACAGCTACAGGGTCAACAGGAGACGTTAATCTTGAGATCTCTCCTCCTGTAATCTCTACTGGAGCGAAAAAGAATGTAAGTGCGAAAATTGCTGACAATGCTACTATAACCGTGATTGGTGATGCTAGCTCTTATTATGCTCAGAATCTTGGCTATCATAGGGATGCTTTCGCTTTCGTAACTGCTGACCTTGAAATGCCTAAGGGAGTAGACTTCGCATCGAGGCAAGTCTTTGACGGAATCTCTATGAGGATAGTAAGGCAGTATGACATTAACTACGA